GCTTGTGTTGTTGCTCCATAAGATAATCAAGATCCTCTGGCCTTCCAACGTGTGGAACAGGCACAAAGTGCTCAGCAAACTCATCAATCAGTTTGGATTCAAATGGGGTCAACGGTTTATACTCCGGACGGATATCAACAATCCTTGAGTTGATAGCACGCTCCTCATTCCCCTTCGTCTGGTCAGGGGCATAGCAACCATGTACTAATGGTGACATAAACGGGGTAAGGGTAGGCTTTGCATCTGGATCAAAAGTTCCGTACTGATAACGTCTGACTGCATCTGCTACTGGGAAAATAAACATAGACTTGGGAGGCAATTTTAACCTAATGTAATTTGTCATCAAAGCAGCGCCCAGTTTCAACTGGTCACGCGGCCATTCATTAGGTAAATTGGCTTCAGCCACTGGCTGAGTTATGTCATTTTTCATCGATTTAGCGGTTTCAATCAACGCATCATACGTGTTACGAGTCACTGTCACAGAGCTATATTCCTCTGGACGCCCAATACTCACATCATGAGTTTTGTTGCGTCTGATATCCATTACATTAAACTCGCCCTGGTTTACATGGTATCTCGACAATGGTTTTGCATCAGTTAAATAATAAGCTAGAACTGCATCTAATCCAACGTACTTGGCTAACGGAACTAGGGCGACCAACTCATGGTCTGGCCCATTAGGTCTTCTTTCAACTAAATAATAATTGGTGGTGAAACTATACCAAGTCCAGTGGGTTACAACGATGTGGTCCTGTTGATAGGACCATACTGGGTGTTGGAAAGTTCCTCCGCCAGCAACTTTGAATTTAACTTCATCATTGCTAGTGAAAGTAAACGAAATGTCTTCACGTTGGGCAGCAACGGCATGTGGTTGGAAGGTACGAACGAACACCGGTTGAAAATGTTCAGATAAAAATCTGTTCATATCAATATAGTGTTCAGTATCAACCATCATGATAGCGTGGTCACTTCGCAACACATCATATTGCGGTTTGGTGGTAAAATCTTTACCCCAATAATAAGCACGATATCCATCATGTCTTGCACGTTGATCAGATGCGGACATTTGCCACATATACGGCTTGTGGCCAATGACTCTGCAAATATCTTTTAACGTCTGCGCACCCGCTGATCGCTGAGCTGCAGCATCAGGGTGAGTATGAACTTTTGCTCTCCTAACCTCCCCGTCGGGTGTATCGGAAAAAGCGTTTCGAATGTGGGTCTGATCCAAATGATGTTGATATCTAATAAAGTACAACAAGCGAGATTTTAACCAATGTAAATGGTAAGGTCTTGCTTGGGCATAAAGGTATGCCGCACCTAATCCAACCACAAGGGTGGTCAGAAAAGGGTGGTTATAGATAAACGAGGTGATACGATTCATGAGGAAGTTTAAGGCTCTCCTCCATGGTGGATAAATTGGTGTCAGACGGTTTTTGCCAAAATATGAATTGGCACTCCGGGGGCACGGCCCTCCCAGAAAATAGCTACCTCTTGCGTTAGTGTCTAAGTATTCAAAATCTGGAGCGGCCCGTTGGCTTCCCCAGAATACTGCCTCACTAGGCAAAGTAGCACGGTTACTAGGTTTAAATGCGAAAAGTGGTCTAATACGACTGAACATTTCCACATGGTACTCTCCGATAGTGTAAATGATGCCTTCCAATGGTGGAAGATCATCTAACGGTTTGAAAACCGGGTCAAGAATAACATCGACCCGGTCATTTACTTTTCGGAACAGCGATAATAGTAACATTGTGATTATTGTATATTTATT